AAATCTTCATACTCATCTTCAAACTGTGCTTTGAATGATTGAGTTTGATTACGATTAGTCTTTGCCATTAATCTAATTAGTTTGCTATTTCAAATAGTGAACAATATTATTTAGATTGTATTACTAATTTCAACTACTGCTTTATTCTTTATAGCAGTATTGATGAATTTACCAATACTTTCTTCATTTACAATTACATTTTGAAGCATTTCATTGAAATCTTCATCTTTTACTTCATAGTTATAGACTTTATCTGAAGAATTAAAGATAATACTAATGATATTATCATTTACTTCAATTTCTTTGATAGCTGAACTGTTCAAATTGTTAAAAAACATTAGTAATCCTTAAAGATTAAAATTTAAGATTTTTAAAAATCTCAAAAATCCCAAAAAGTCAAAAATCTCATTTTTTCAGTTTTTTAAAATTTTGAGATTCTTAGATTTTTGACTTTTTGGGATTTTTGAGTTTTCCACAGTTTCCACAGGTTGGGGAAAACTGTGAATCAACGACCCATTGCCATTGCCTTAAGCATCAATACTTTAGCATAGGCAATAGCTTCGTTCTTCTCACCAGCATTAAAGTGCTTAGCATAAGACTCGATAACCAGCTGTGTGTCTAGACTGAGTTTCTCAGTAGCATTCAATGGTCGTTCAATAGTCTCGGTGGTGGTGAGCATCGGATGTCTCTCGATTACCTAGTAATCTTACCATCGCTGAGAGGGGTCTAGAAGCGCCTGTGTGCCACTTTGAGGTCTGTCCAGTGGTACTTGACGTTCGTTAGCGTTCGTGCTTAGCCAACAACCCCAGAGCACCTTTCAACACATTAGAACACATTACAGAACATTTAAATCAATCTATACATCACAATACATATATTTTTTTAACCATTAGTTTTCCACAGGTTTTTCCACAACCTCTTCCGCATCTCTCTGTTTTGTTACAGCAATGACCTTTTGATTTGGGTATTGTTCTTGTATTACATGTTGAGCATCTTCATAGTCAATAGCATCTGGTACTGAATGATACTCTACTGTTTTAGTTGTATCATTCCAGAGTTGAACTTGGTACATTGCTGGTGGTTTAAAATCGTGTGGTGGTCTGTATAAGTTGGGCCAGGTATCTCTTAGTATTTCTTTTAGTTTATCATTCATAGGTATACACAATGACGATCCTTCTATCATGTAGTGGTGGTCTCATACAGTGTAATCCTTGGAAGATAATAACATCATCTTCTTCAGGATAGAATGCTTGTCCTTCTACAATAGTTTCTCCATCATGAGTATCAGTAAGATAGATTAATAGATTAGTATGTGGATAGGGGTGATCATGATGTGGTATCGATAATTGATGTGTTTTAGTTGAGTGAGTACAATTAACACAACAACGTAGTAACTTATGATGCTTTATTTGATTGTGTTCTAGTATTTGTTTAAAGATAGTGTGAGCAGCTTTAAGATAGGGAGACAGATACTTATCTCTTGTTTCTGGACGTTTTAATATCTCTTGTTGATAGAAACCAAAGTTATCATATACCTTAGTATTAATTGCTCCTTGTACATTTTGATCTAACCAATGCCAGGCAAACTGATTAGACAGAATATGCTCTTTGAATTGGAGATACTCATCAGTATATGGATTGGTTAGATGCTGTATCACTTCTCTCCTAGAATAGTATATTCTTTTGCTTGCTTACGAACTTTCTTAAGTTCTTTCAGTTCTTGTTTAATTTGTTTATACGCAGTGTCACTATCAATCTTATCACCGAGTTCAAGAGCAACGATGATTTCTACTCTTGTACCAAAATGTTGTAAAGCACGTTCGAATGTATCAAGGTCTTCGTACATTGTTTTTACTCCTATTTTCGATAGTATCTAGGTGATTAAACCATGGAGAGAATAGAGCCAGTAATGCCCAGGCAACTGATGCGGAGATGATCAAAAAATAGATCATGATTCATTACTATAATACACTTTAAGATTATCTCCATTGATATTCATATGGTAGATCTTACCATCATTAGTATAGATACCAATCCATACATGGCGTCCTTCTTCCATAGTCTCGTAATGAAACATTTTAACATCTTCCAGCACAATTTCGTCTGGGTTCTTTACAAATCGGGACATTTACACCTCTCTAGCACTTGTTTAATGAACAGAATTGAATTATAAAACTCCTCACCATCTTGCCCACCCATGACAATCCAACCGAGTTCTTCGATTGCTTTATCAATCAATTCATTCTTTTCAATCTCGGCAAGGCGTTTGAATGCGGGAGCATTGTTCTCGATTGCTTGTTTAGCAATCTCTAGCACTTGATTTTCTTTCTCTCTTCGTGCTGCTTCTTCAAACATTTCGTCAGGATAGTTTTCCATAAAGATTCTTCACTTGAGTTTGTAGATGTTCAACATCATTTGCTAAACGAGTAAGAACAGAGATGAGAGCACGATAGTCAATACTTTCCGCATCATTTCCGCATTCCATATCAATATAATTTGAATAGAATAGATCTTGTGCCATTTCTTCTCGTGTCATTTGTAAATCGGTGTTACTGAAATAATAGTATACTGTCCTCGGGCATCAAGGAAATTAGCAGAAGCAAGTGCCATCCGTAATGTATCATGCTTTTGTGTGCGATACTCTTGTGGGTCTGTGGCAAAGTTACATTTGTATGCTACTTGGTAGTATTCTACAGATGCTGGATCAAATGATTTGAGTTCTTCTTTAGTCATCGTAGTTTCTCCTTAATCGTTCGGATACACTCATTCCACTTGTAACTGTTAGTATCATGTTCTTTTGGCAACCATGCTTCAACTCTTGCTACAAGGTCATCAATAGAAGTTTCCATATCATCATTACTGTTGGTTGTAAATACATCCTCCCACCAGTTCCAGATAACATCAGTCAAGGTTTCTCGTTTGGGGTAAGCACCTTTGATTTTATCAAAGACACTCTCGGTCTCATCATTCAACTCAACATACTTATCAATCAGTTTGAGTTCGTCCAGTGTGAGTGTTAGTGTGATCTTGTCAGTCATAAGTCATAAGGTTGTTGAGGATCTCGTGTCCACAGTTTAGAATACACTAGCCATTTCTCTTGTTTGTTATCCATTTCAGCAGACCAGTGGATACCATTCACATCAATAGCATCAAGGTAGTGAATACCTTTGCGGTCATCAATCACGCGGGAGACAGATACAAACTTTACTTTTTCAACCATACTTCACCTCCACCTCTTTCACCCGCAATAAGAAACTATCATCACCATGATCACCTGAATACAGATAATCAATGTGCCTCATGATTTCTGCCATCTTACGAAGCTTAGGAAGTTGCTCTTTCAGATACTCAATCACTTCATCAGGATAGTTTGAATAATAATAAGAATGGTCGCCGTCTGTTCCTGCTTTACCGTTGTGTCGGATTTCTTCCTCCAACTCATCAGCAAATTGTGCTACCTTGTAGTAATCATAACCACATCCGCCAAAATGTCCGCCGCTCATTGTTGTGCCTCTATGATAGATTTGATTTGTAACAGATCATCTAACCGTTGCTTTGCTTCATCATACTCTTCACAGAAATAATCAAAACGTGCTGTGTGGTCTTCTTCATGAGCATAGTTTGTCTCCTCACGAATTTCCCATTCTATATCAGAACAACGTGCTCGTGTATCATCAATGAAATATTCAAGAGTATCAATCAGTGTCATGCTTCAATCTCATCAAGTTTCTCATTCATAATACCAGTCATATCAAGTGTGCGTGGATCAATACCAGCATCAGTGCAATCCATGATAAACTCCATGAAGGCACCTAGAATAAGACAGGCACGGCGTTTGTCATCAACTGGCGTGTTGATATAGTTTAGCACATGCTCGTAGAGTTCATCGTAGGTCATTTGAATTGCTCCAGAACATCAATAAAGTGTTGGATACAGTCTTGAGGAATGTGAATGGTTTGGTATCCAGGACCATTACCATCTTCAACACTCACAGTTCCATACTCATCTGCTGTGAAATCAAAACTAAAACCATCTTCATCGTGTTCGATTTTGATGTGCTTGGTGATAGTGTAGGTCATAGAACCTCCCATTCAGTTTCCCAGTGACAATCGTTGCTAGTATTAACCCAGAAGAAGTATTTGCCGTTCTCACTAGCAAGGAACAGCATACCATCACCCTTGTCTTGCTCTACAATACAGATAGCATTGCCATCCATCATGTTAGCAAGACGATTCTTTGCTTTAGATGATTTAGGACGAACAGTTACACGCTTCATGCCATCAATGCTCCAGACGGAATCTCAACAATTTCGGGGAGTTTGGTTTCATCAAACTCGTGCATGTTGTAGCACACCCACCCACCATTACGAAACACATAGGCAAACTCTTCGCTATTCTCAGGGAGCAGATACTCACAGAGGTCAGCATCATGACGAGGGGGACAATCAGTGCCATAGTATTCTGCTTGCTTGTTATCATTCCAGCAAACACTCATGTCACCACCATCAATCAGTTCGGCAGCTTTAGCACGAGTATTGTAGTGTGTGGTGAGAATACGACCCAACCATTCGGGATAACCATCCCAGTGATGGTAGGCAGACAGAATAGAACCGTTCTTGAGTTCGATGCCGATGCGGGAGCGGGTTGCCATTGTAGTAAAAGCGGAGTGTTTAATGTAGGAAATGTGGAATCAGGAATTCCAGTAGTAGTAATACTCTTCTTCAGACATAGCAAATACTTTTGCCATCTCTTCACGATCCTCATCGGAGATGTCGAAGATCTCACCAGGCATGTCTTGGATCTCTTCAAGCATGGGTCGTTCCCTTGACTACCTTAGTAGTATAGGGCATGAAAAAGGGACCAGTGAGGTCCCCTGTGCCAGTTTATCAAGTGTCCCATGGCAACTTACGTTCAAATAGTTTTCTGAGAGCATCTGACGGTGGATCTGGATTTTCAATTTTATCCATAATCCAATCATAATCTTCTTCAGAAACATAAAATGTATATTGTTGTGGAAAACCACCTAATCTACTCTCTCGTTCTCTACTGATGGATGGATAATATGGATCATCGTATGGGTAGATATACATGTGATACCAACCATTGTTTAGTTCTTCAAAGAACGCACAACGATCGATGTTATCGTTGTAGTACACAAACCTGAAGTTGATACAATTTGACCAAGACCAAATAGTATTTTCAATCCATGCTTTAAATTTTTCCATTGATACTCCACCAAAAATCTTGTGCTCTAATGTGATCGTCCAGACGATAATCAGAATGATTAATGAGACGATACCAATACCACACTGGAGTATGGATAATCGGTTTAAATCCGATTATCCACTTGTTTAAGAACACAGGAAAGTCAATCATCTGTAGGATCTTTCAATCTGTCTAGCACTTCATCCATGGGAATGAGTTTCTCTTCACCACGCTCAATACGATCCACCATTTCTTGTAGATGCTCTAGAAACTCTTTCGGTAGAGTATCATCATCACCTAGGTAAGACCAGAAGCAATCACGACACTCTTCATACGGATCATCATAGAACATGAGTCCATAATCTTTCCAGTTACCAGTCATCAGATCCGCCCAGTTGCGAAATGAATGATTGATACTCTGCCAACCAGTCATCCAACAGTGACCAATCCAGTAATCCCACCAACTCATTTTAGGTTTATTTGGTGAGGTTCCTTTAACTTCCCTACTGAAGATCATTTGTTCATCTGGAGTGTAGGAACTGGCATCCCACCTTCAGTAGGAACATAGATCGTCACGTTACCATTCTTGCTGCCATCTTCCAGACCAGTAATATACAGATACTGAAGATACTCACGGTTATCTTTCAGCGAATCACCGATGATTTGGTTTGCCTTAGCAACCCCAGTAGCACGGATGATTTCAGCATCAGCAAGTTGTTGTGCCGAATCTTTCTTTGCTTGTGCTTCAAGCACAGCCACTTGACGAGTGTATTCTGCTTTCTGAAGCTCTGCTTTACCAGCAAGAGACTGTTGCCACACGTTGTATTGTGGACCACCAATAAAGAGGAGACCACCAATTACAAAGACACCACCAATAAAAAGAATAGCAACAGGGTCAAAATATCCGTTTTGTTTGTTCATTTGTAAGTCTCCACAGTAGATTCAAGAAGTTCATTCATAGTGCGTCGAGCACGATAGTTTTGGATAATATCCATAATACAATAACCAAAGGCAAATCCTGCCATAATTGTGGTAATCATTATGCTACTCCATTTGCTGAATCATAGTCTTCCAATGCTTTTTCCAATTTACCCCAGTCCCATGTACGTTCAATGATACCAATGTCAAACCCAAACTTATACGCCCAAAACAGAATACTCAAAGTAGAACCAGTACCTGATTTAATTTGAATATATGGCCAAGATGGATAATCATTCCATGATACTGATGCTTGAATAAGTGACCAGTTTTTAAATAGTTTGGGCACGTGTTTACCTGTGTTCAATATTTGAACATACCATTCATGTCCAAAGTCTTCACGATAATTGAATTTAATGAGGTTCATCAGTCTTTCTCCATATAAAAGAGTTTCTCCCCAATTTCATGAATCTCTTTTAGCTGATCATCAGTATACTTGGTGAAAATGTCATAACGATTGAAGTTCTGAACTGTTCCCATTGGACCTTTCTCAAGTCGTGCCCATACTTCATCTGCTTCTTTAAACTCTTCATACTTCTTACGAAGATCTTCATCCATAGTCAATTCATACTCAGCACATACCTTACGTTGATCTTCTTCACGGACACAATCATTGAACACCAACGACATGGCACCACTGCGGATAGATACAGGATCCATACCTACACAGAGGAGAAACTTTTCAAAAAGTTTGAAATACTGTTTGGCGTTAAGGTCTGATGCTGGAGCAGTGATGAGATAATGCTCTTCAGGGACAAAATCATCATCAGCCCAGGAGGATGATCCATAGGTGGGGGTGAAAGTTGCGTCAAATTTAAATTGTACTTCAGCAGTGTAGGTCATTGGGGGCAAGATTTGTAGAAAGTTCCTTCAACATAGCAGGAGAACATTGATTTGTCCACCTTTTTTGGGGATTTGGTTACATATTCAAAATAACTTGAAACGGGGTCGTTCGATACGATGATTGGTACGTCCAAGCACCCCATGAGCAAACAGGCAGAAAGTACAGTAATCATTCTTCTACTTTCCGAATGATGACAGTACTATCCTCTTCATTTACAACCCATTCTAGCACATCACCATCATACCATCCTAGTTGATCCATAACCTCATCTGGAAGTGGGAGAACAAGATCCTCACCGAGCTCATCGAGAGTAACAGTATAAGGTATATTCTGGATTGTATCGATCGATGTACTTTCTGGCATGAGATTCACATTGAAAATAACAGGTTTTCTTTTCGGTCTTGTCCTCTAGTCGATACGGGAATGTATCAACGTAAGGAAACAGTTTTAGATCAGAAGAATAGGCGAGCTGTTCGTTGTTCTTCTTCTTTGTTGACGAACGCTTCGGCGGTGGCGAGGTCTTTGATGACTTCTTCTGTGGTTTGGTCGATGTAGTATTCAGTTTTTCCAGATTCTTTGCTAGAGACTTCTGGGTTTTTGAGGTTGTTTGTTTTTTGGTTGCCATTAGTCATTACCAAATCCTGCTGATTTCGATTTAAATTCTTCCAGCTTGTCTATAATATCATCAAATGACTGAATTTGATCGATTCGACAAATCAATTCTGAAATAGTGTTACAAACAACTGGTCGCTCTTGGCGAGCAGCATATGCTAAAGCATTCCTCAATGAGGCTTCTGCTTCTTTAAGAGAGTCTTCTACAGTTTTAGACAATGCCATTTAATTTACCATCAATAAAGTGTATTCGTTTTCGAGGAAAGGCAGCATAGTTAGCAGTCCAGCAAGCAGGATAGACTTCAACGTAATCTGTAATCCTGTATGGTTTGATTCTACCACGATTGCCGTTAGAAATCCAGCGAAAATTTGCCCACGTGGCGGTTTCCTGATAACCCACATCGCCAGGAAACAGTTCAACAAAATCTGATGTCCCAACATAATCTAGTTCATAGAGATATCCGCGTGGACACAACCAAAAATCTGTCATTAAGCAATCAAGATCTTTAGTTTGTAAATCACGATTATAGAATCCAGGACCTAGATCATATGAACAATGAATTGTGTCGAACATTCCCATGATTATTCCTCGTCTGGTGGTGTTTTAGGATTGGCAAATGTACCATAATTGTATGTATAGTAGAGGAAATTGTTGATGCTACGCTCAATGCCTAGAGATTCTTTCACATCCAACCAAGACTGATACTCTAGTTGTAAGTCTGGTCCAAGCTCAATAGTTACTTCCATCGTGGTCCTAATGCCCATCCAACTAAACAATACCTAGTACCAGTTTTGACTGGCAAGACTCTATGCCTGACACGAGAATCAAAAATACATAGCGTACCACGTTCTTGTGAAATAAAATAGGAAAAATCCCGTGAATCATCAAACAACTGTACCTTACCGCCAGTATAATCATCAGGATTAGACAGCTGTAAAGTGAAGGATAGTTTCCTAACGTATTCTTTGAGTTCAGTTCGGCATTTCATCATTGACGGAGGTTCGTACATGAGACACGATTGAACATCGTCATCTTCATGCCATTTGTAATGGAATCCAGGTCGATACTCAATATGCTGTACTTCGGTGAAATACGTACCAGTCAAATCATACTGAAAATGAGTTTCATTTATCTGTGTAAGATATTGCCACATAAATGGACCAACCCAATCATATGGATCACAATATCTAACACCAGCTCGCCTCCAACCTGGATTGTTGACTGCTGTTCCTAATTGTGGTGTTCTATCTTTGAAATACTCGGAAAGATCATCACACAATCCTGCTGGTAGTTTTGTGCTCAACTCAACCCATGGAATGGGGTTGATTATGTTCAGTTGTCTTGACATGCCTGAAAAAGTTGATCTTCACGATAGTAAAGAATTTCTTCTGCGTCAAGGTCCATCATCCATTCTGTGAACTCCTCGCCAATGGCAACAGCATCTTCAACTCGTTCCTTACTCATAAGGTATTTGAAACGGCGAAAACGGTTTTTCATGATAGTTTCGACCTGTTCAGAAACAGATTCGTGTTCAGATTGAAGAGGGTTCATCGGTTACTTTAAGAATGTTGTTGAGGTGATCATAGTAGTCAAAGGTCTTACCCTCTGGCAAGATCTCTACTATAGCACGAGCAAAGTCGTTTGGGAAGTGTCCCTGAAATCTCCAGAATTTCCTAATTTCTTCTGGATCCAGATCTTCTCTAGGTCTGAGTCGTATTGGATCTTCACCAAAATCAATCGGAGCAAATAAATCCGAAATGTGAGCTAGTTTTTTCATTTGACAAATGCTCCTGATTGAGTGTACTCTGCTTGAAGCTCAACAAGTTGCTGAAGGTGAACAAGAATGTGAGCAACGTGTTCGGTCTCATCCTGACTCATTTCTACTTCATCAAGTTCGTATGCTTTATTCCATAGAAATTGTCCCCAAGTAGCACCAACAGTAGAAATCGGAACACAGTATGCTGTGTCATCGATAGACTCCTGAACAAAAGCAACGTCATCAACGACAATGTATTGCATGGGAATGAAAGCGAAGTGAACTACGTAATTAATTTAGCAGAAAAAAAGGAGGGTGTCAACCCTCACCGAATGTACAGATAACCACCTGCCCAGTCTGCTTTCTCAAGCAGATACTCACGATCTTTGATCAAGAGCAGGTTGAAACGAACACCTTTGGCAGGTGCTTTGATGCTAGCAGGTTTGTACACTTCACCAGTCTTCTTGTCAATGAAAGCATGAATAGAATCACGCTTACCGTTGATATACATGAAGACTTTATGGTACTTACGACCAGAAGAATCAAGGTCAAAAGCATAATTTGCCGCCTTGAGGTGATTGGCATCAGCAGTCAAAGCATCACACAGCATCATGCCATACTTGACGATGTTCAGATGAATGGTGTTCTGAGCGTCCTTCTGAGCGACGTAGGAAGCGAAGTCGGTGGTCATGGGTCATCCCCTGTCGATGTCCTTATTATAGGGTCTCAGAAGTCAGCCAGGAGGTCCTCTGGGACAGTTTCCACACTGTCCCACAGTTCTTGCTCTGCCATCTCTCGAATGATAGATTCCCGAGCTTCGTAGTTGTCAAAAATGTCAATGTCTTCGTACATAATTAAGTGTCAATTTGGCGTGAATGGTTTCCGTGAACTAATTCTAATTCTTCCCAGTCTCCTCGATGCACAACAAGGCATACGTTTCGAACTGGGTCGTGAGGGAATACTCTTATACAGACCGAGACGTAATCATCATCGGCAAACTTCACAATCCCCCTGTGTCCCCTGTAATAAACTTCTGTTCCTTCTGGATACATATGTGAACTCGTCGATTGGGTCTTCACTGTAAGCATAAGAAAGAGCGTCTGGGTACATTGTATTGGCAATGTAATGTGCTTGAGCGCCACTATTGGCAACTAGATACACATCGTAATCAAAAACACCATGATCAGGTTCGGCATTTTCATCTTCCCATGCCATTTGAATCTCAACTAAGTAAACATTACCATTTCTTAGATGTGATTCGAAGTCATGTGTAATATCAGCAGTCATGAGTATTATATCAGCAGTCATAGCTTCTGTCGTGCATATCCGACATTTCTTGTTGTAGTTCTTTGATGTAAGCATCCTGATCACAAATCTTTTGGTTCTGATCTTTAATCAAAGATTTCATTTCTTCAACCATTGCTTTTTCAGATTCAGTCATTGTTGGTAATGTAATGAACAATAATACTTATCACTCTTCTGGAGGGAAGAATAAAAGAACTACCCAAATTTCAAATGCCAGCAGAACTATCAGTTCCACCACTACTGGAGGGAGAGTCATTTTTCTTCACATAACGAATGTTGTAAGGAGAGTTGAAAAAGCGGCGGAAAGCAACCACAGTAATAAGGAGCGCCGAAGTAACACCAACAAGACCAAGGAAGGTGGTAGCATCGCCAGAAAAAGAATAAGTTTCAGGAGTCATGATTAACCAATAATACGATAACAAACAGTTGCGTTACCCTTTCGGGTGGATTCAATGTGAGCGAAGGCAGCGTAAGATAGATCTAGATCAGCATGAGAATAAGGTCCTCGATCATTCACACGAACAATTACTTGCTTTCCGTTGTCTTGATTTGTGACACGGATTTTACTACCAATCGGAAGATATGGGTGAGCAGCAGTCCATCTATAAGCATCGAAACGCTCACCAGAAGCAGTAATGTTACCATGGAAACCATCTCCCACACCGTAAAAAGTGGCAATGCCACACATCAAAGCACCAATCATTCAAACTCCCTAATAGAATTCATTTTAGATTGAGTCATTGTATATTCTGGAAGGCATGTGACAGTAATAGCAGTGGATTTAGTTGCTTCTGCCATTTCACGATACCCCATTCCCACATATACTTGACCAGATACTACAGCAATTGCCATAGTGCCCCAAAAGTAATAATACCAGTGTGATTTAATTTGTTTCATTGGTTGATGAAATGGACGTTCACGAATAGTTTTTCCTTTGTCTGGACTTTCATAAATCATTTTTTCTTAGCAAAGATACAATCTGGATGACCAGTTGGCAGCTGAGCACATGCTCGATCATAAGAATCAAACATTTTTTGATCTCTCTGTGCCAAAGCAACATTGTACATTAGAATACCAATAAAAGCAAGAAAAATGTAAGATGTTTTCATGATTAACGGTAGATTGCCTTGAAGAAGAATACAATGCCACCTACAAGTAGAACAAAGGTGGCAATGAGAGAAAGATTAACAATGTCCATCAGTAGAGTTCGTAAGGTTCAACATTGTACTCGATCACATCAAGAAATTCCTGAAAGCGATCAAGTGCTTTTTTGTTCATCTTAGCGTCGTTTCCAGCAAAGTAGAAATCGAGAGCATAACGAGCACGGGTCTCAGGTTGTGCCAGCACACGGTCACGTTCTGCTTTTGCTGCTGCCACACGAGCGTTGTAAGCAAACATCTCACGGTCAGCGAATGAAGTGGTGTAGTAGGGATGCACGGGGCGTCTCTCGATTACCTTAGTAGTATAGGGCACACGAGTGCCCTGTGGTGCTCGGGTGGACAGTCTGATGACTGTCACAAAAAAGACAGGATGGATGGTGCCAATGGTTTTAAGATTTGCATGGCACTGTATGGTGTTGTTTTTATTATATCAACCTCTTTTCCAACTGTCTTTGAATTAACTGGGGCAAAGTATTTACTTGTTTTTGTATTATAGAATCCCCATATGGATTTAACAGGACTATCGTTAGTATAGCTAAACTTACCGTGGTTACAGATCCAAATAGAAAGAATATTACGCTTATGAGGCATGATTTCATAGGAGTAACCAGAAGGAGCTACGTGGGGAAATTCAAACATCATGTTTTAGATGATCACGGACACATCCCACGTATTGCCACCATTCTTCTTCTGAGAAGTTGTCGGAAGCATAAGGAATACCAATGACAGCAGCACAATGACGCTGTATAGACTCAGGCGCAACATTAGGATCTTGGAAAGCGGTTACAGTAGCGAGAAGAAAAGAGAACATCAGCAGCACACCATAACTTTGACACGGGGGGAAGTGTGAAACTTAATCACTTCATAACCATGAGTGAGAATACGTTGGTTTGCTTCGTATTCCATATCTTTCTTGCTGATCAGACGTTCACTCATCTCTTTACCGTCAAAGGAAAGAACTTGAACGAACTTGTCGGTCAGACCAGCAGCAGGATAGAAATCAACAACCATGTAACCGTCTTTGGACTTGAGTTTCATTGGGGTGTTGCCTTGACTACCTTTGTAGTATAGGTCAGAAAGAGGGAACCACGTCGTTCCGTAGTCCAGTTTCCGAAGTGTCCATCTCCAACCAGATCTCGTGGAGTTTGTTATACAATGCCGAACAACTCCCATATTCTCTAGCAATTTGGTTTTCTTCTCTTACAGATAAGAGTTGTAATGCCGAAAGAATGACACCAATTTCATGTACATTAAGATTAACTTTCTGTTCGTACATTTTGTTCTCCACAAATAATATTTTTGAAAGCAATTGCTTTATCCAAATACGTCTGATGATAATCAATCATCCCATTAATGCTATCAAGAAGTTCAAAACGAAATGTATCAGCTGTTGTATCATCATCTTGTAGATATTCATCTACTGAGTCTGTCAATCTAGTTTTTCGTTGCTTTTTAAATTCCAGTTGCCAATCATAATTAATTTCGGGACGAGATTCAATTGTCATTAGTCAGATGCCCTCCAGCGATATGTTTTAGTGTCAAGCGAGTGAACGATTTCAATAATTTTTTTGGCATTTTCTTCGGCCATTCTTTCTGACCAAGTTTCTCCAGTTTTTCCATCTGTATAGGAAGAATGTAAATACGTAATAATACTTTCTACGAGTCTGTTTTCTTCGGTCATCAAAACCCCCATAATACCCATGAATATCTAGTACCAGAAGTAATTGGTTTTACCATGTGTGGATAAAGGAAGCATGATGGAAATATTAGCACATCCCCTTGTTTCATGTCAATCTGTTCTTTGTTCAACATAAATTCTCCACCTTCGTAATTATCGTTGAATACACCGACAATACTAATAATGGGAATTCCTTTCCGAGTACCATCAAATAAGCTATGAATGTGATCTACATGCTCAGCAATACCTTCACCAACAGAATATTTGTTAAAGCGAACTCCACAAAATTCTGTTACATTCATATATTTTTTTTCGTAACGAGAGACAAAATCTATGATAGGTTGTCTCATCTCACCCATCAATTCCAAATCATATGTGGTTACAAAATCTTTAGCATCATGCCACTTATTACTGCCATACCATCGATGAGGTTTCCAATCCAGTTGCTCTAATCTTTGAATAGCATCATCACAAAATTTAGTAGAGAATACAGTTTCTTTATGAACAAATTCATTCAGATTTTTCATCAGATAACTTATACTCCCTTCTCATTTTGTTTATTTCACGCTTAAGCTTCCAATTTTGGATCTTAATTGTAGTACCAATAGTTAAAAGATACCACTGTCTTTTAATTTGAACCCATAAGTTTTTTAATTGTAGATCCAAATAAACTCCTACATTCTGATCAATGATCATAAGAGCCAAAACTATAGCAAATACACTGATTAAAGCACTGTAATATAAACTCATAATTGTTACCAGATATTTAAACTTGATTTAGCCTTACGATCATCAATTTCTTCACCTCCTTGGAGTTTATGTACTAGTTTACGGAACATACAATTCCATAAGATAATTTTTTTTCCAGACTTAATCTTGCTACTTTTATGTATATGGTAATTATCTACTGGAAAACAAAGTACATTAGCTTTCTTTGGAACTACTTTTAGTTTATCATTCATAAACATAGTGTTTCCACCATCATACTCATCATTCAAATAAATGATATAAGAAACTTCGGGGACATTATAAAAAGAGTGATCTTGATGCCATTGGTAAAAATCATTCTCATCATAGGTTCGGAGAATATTTTTGCCATACCATGTAAGATTACTTAATCTGTCTTTATCCCAGTCATACCACATCCATTTATTTTCTACAATATACGTATGATGTACTTTTGACATCAGATTCCAAGCACAGTCATCAAGTATTTTGTGTGGTGTTACATCATAAGTATTATTTTTTCGGTTTTCATTTCTAAATTCGTGAATTAGCTCTACATCTAGATTCTCGAATATAGAATAAAACTCATCACACTCTTCTGGTGTGATGAGACCCTCGTATTCCCAAATATATTTTGTGTGCTTTGTTACTTTCATGGGTATTTTACAATAACTAACTCAGTCTTTTCATATCGCTTGGTGCCAGACATTTGATATGGGAACGTAAGATACCTGAATTCAGTCCATCCTTGATAGAGTGAGCGTACAGCATCGGAGTTGTCATAAGACATCACGAACCCACCTTTGTGTAGCTTCAAAACATCACAGAACCTCTCGTGGTCGAATGATTTATGTAGGGCACCATCTTTGCCATAGTAGTGACTGACAGTTTCATAATATGGCGGGTCCAGGTATAAAAACTCATTTTCGTGTGCTGGGATGGTGTCGAAGCAACTGCCGTAGGCGAACGACACGTTCGGAGCATGAAAATTCCTAAGTTTATCAATTCCCACAAGTCTGAACTCTGCTCTACTACGAACGGTAGAACATCCGATCTTACCTGAGTACGAACCCTTGATTGCAATGTAA